TCATATGTGCGGAATTATCACCAAGTTTCATGATGGAGCCTTTGCCGTACTGTTTCTCAATCTGTGAAATTGCAGCATCCAACGCTTTTAATTTATCATTTTTTACTGCATTGATCTAAAAAATGTAGACTTATTGTAGGAATTAAAGAGTATTTTCTACATTCTGTTAATATATCTTGAAGAATAACTTGCGCAACAGGAAATAAATTAATTTCATCTATAAATATTTCTGTTCGTGTATCAGATTTTATTTGTTTAGATAACCATACTTTTGATAAATAAAAAGTAGCTATTAAATCTCTTATATTTCTATTGGTAAAATCTTCTTCTCTAGCTTTTATAATAATCACTTTATTTTGATCTAATGCTTTTACAAAGTCTATATTATTATTTCCTTGTGTATTATATGCTAGTTTTGTATATAGATTAGTTTTTAACATGCTTATTCTATCTATTATACCGTCTATTTTACTATCATAATTTTCTATTGTTCCATTCTTATTAACTTTATTTAAGTCACATAAATCTTTAATTTCATCAGATAATAATTTTTTTTCGTTTTCTGTAAGTCTTTCTAAAATATTTTTTCGTGTATCTGGATATAATAACACCTCTATTATTTCTTTAAAACTAGCATTAATATTCTTATAAAATACTACGGTACAAGCAGCATAAAAATAACGTAACATTCTAGGAGTTAATTTAGTATCAGAATTAATAGTGTTAAGTAAAATGTGTAATTGTGTACCTTTTTCCATACATTTAGCTAATTTTCTATACTTATCACTACTATTACATATCAATTCGTTATAGCAAAATCCTTGTAATTGTGTATGGTTACTACAATCTATTTCTATTAATCTATCTTTCGGAGTTACTTGTTTAATGGATTCTGCTAAATTGCAATCTCTTATTATATCTAATACGACAAGGCCATCTCCTTTTGCTATTATAGATTTAGCTAGATTTTGCATATAATGTGTTTTACCACATCCCATACCTCCAATTAATACTCTTCCAAGTCTACTTATTTCTTTGTCCGTAGAGTAATATACAGGCATATTTTTTATAGAATTTCCAATTAATATATCCCCTGTAGCTAGACATTTAGGAAAATCTTTATTATACACTCTATTATGGTTAATTTGTGGAAACTGTTGTATTATATCAGCTCCTGGAAGTGCTATAAAATTACCGCATTCATATATAGATGTATTTAAGTTTCTTATGTTATGTTTGATTTTCTTACATATAAATTTATTGTCATCTTCTATAACTGAATAGGAATTTGATATTGTATCTATAATAGATTTTTCCCTATTGGTTGTTTTAGCCTTACTAGATAGTATAATTTGTGTTTTACATATATCAGAAGTAGCCTTTTTATTTGTATTGTTACTTAGTTTATTAAAGTTAATTTGTTTATCCACTTGTTTTACATCAAATAAAAAATTTAAAGTCGAATTAATAAAATCTATACTATAAGATAATATTTTAATAATTAAATTAGATATTGCATTTGATGTGTATTTTACATTTGTGTTTTTATATTCTCTAATAAATTTCTGACAAGTGGATTTAAAATAATTGCATTGTTTTTCTGAAGTAGGAAGAAAATTATATAATATTCCAGCTTCTTCTCCATCTTGTAATAATTCTACAGCAGACAAGTTAGCTGACAACAAATCGTTATTTCTCATATCTGTAGAAGTAGATAGAAAATCTTTATTTTTATAGATTAATTGATATTGTGATCCAGTTATAATTGGTATAGAATTAACTTCTTTTATTTCTACTGATTTCCAAATTTCTTTAAATTTTACTCTAAATTTAGAATAAAATAATTTAGGAACGATAAAGTAAAAATTAATTTTTTCTTTTGTTATGTGAATATAATAACTTGCCTTTAATTGTGTTTTTATAATTAATTTATTATCTTCTATCTTTATGAGCTTATTAATGTTGAGATACATTTTATTTACAAGATCCAATATAGAATAAGTCCTATTATTCCTAATTGATTTACTTGGTATTAATTTAAGATATACATATTCTTGACTTTGTATCTCAAAATATTTTGCTATAGGAATGCTTTTAAGCATGTGTAATCGCTCCTATAACTATATTAAGGATAATATATATACAAGGTATCATAAATGCCCATCTCTTGCCGTTTTTATATCCAAATACATATAATAAAAGTGCTATAAAACCTGCTACAAGACATATATCAAAAGATAGATTTTGTATAGCAACTAAAAGCTCATATCCAGTTTCTTTAAAATATTCTATCGGATGTAAAATATTATCTAAAATATTTATAACTTGATTTAATTTTTCTTCCATATCAATACCTCCTAAAATTTAATCATAGAAAAAAGTTTTGGATAAAAACTTAATAATATATAAATTAGGAAATATTGCATTCCAGATGTTGTTGCTTGCTTAAAATCTGCCCCTTGAAGCGCATTTTCTATTATGCTTTTAATTCCCATACACATACAACCATACTTAGCAAATACCATTAATAAGCTAAGAATTTGAGTAGCTACATTTGATATTTCAGTTTCTGTAGTCATACAATAGGAAATTAAATTTTTATTCATAAAAATAGTTATTAAAATAATGATTTTCTTGTATTCTTTTTTATTTATCTTTAAGTTATTAAGAAATTTTTCAATTAAAGTATAATCATTTTCTGATATTAATTTATATTCCTTAAAACTATAAGATTTCATGTATAAAAATCTCCCTTCTGTTTAAAATAATAATTAAATATGAATTAACTGAGGTGATAAAAATGGGCGAAGCATTATTCTGGTTCGGACTTGCCTTTTTATTTGACTTTTTGAGTAAACTTATTTGATTCTTTTAACATTTCTTTTCTAAGAATGTATTTTATATAATTACTCTTATTACCATATTCTGCAAATTTGTCTTCTAGCCAAGATAACAAAAGTTTATCATCCATGTTATTTTTAAAACTCAATTGGATTACGGTTTTATTATTTTTCATAATCTCAACCTCCTTTTACTTAATTCTATGCAAAAGTATGGAAAAGATTACACTTTTAATAAAAAAGAGCAGCTAATTAATAACTGCTCTATGATCTTACTTTGTATTTACTTGGTATTTACTTAGCAAAATGGTTCGCAATATTTTTAAATTGTGAACTAAGCTAAAGGTTCTCCATATCCATCATACCCATCTTGTTTTAATATTTCTAACGTTCTTTCTTTATATTTTGTAGGTACTTGGTCTATAGTTTTTATTTTCTTTTCTATTAAATTTGCATATATTCTAGCCATTATTTAGCGCCTCCTTCTTGTAAAGATAAAATCATTTCAGTTAATTCCGCTAATGCTTCTTCATGTTCAGTGTCCACATTTTTAAGTTGTGTTATTTTTTCATCTATAGTCAGTTCTTGTTCTATTAAATCCATTTGTTTTACCGCATACACGATTGTTATTGTTGTATCTTGTTCTGTATATCCTGTTATTACTAGATATTCAGTATCTGCATTATAACTTGGTTGTTGGTCTATCACTTCTTTAAATCCATATCTAGTCATTAGTGCAACAGATTTGTTAAAACCTACTATTGTTCTACCATCATTTAATTTGTAATTTTGTGGAGCATATTCTAATGCTTCATTATTTAATTTTGCATACATATTATTTTACCTCCTATTTTTTATAAGAAAATTTACCTGTACCTAAATTATAAAAATATTGTTGTGTTACTTCATCCCACAAACAAGCTACTCCTTTATTATCTAAGCAGGGTCTATAATCTCTAATAAGTTTATCGTTTTCTGATATTTTAAAATAATTCAAAATCATTCGTGCATATGATTTATTAGAATTACTGCCAAATATGTATATTGGTTCTGTACTATCGAAATTAAAAACCATACCATCTTCAACAGTTTCTACTTCATCTATTGTAAAAGACTTATTTTTAATTTTAATTATATGTGGAACGTTATATTTACAATTAGAAAAATAATACGTAACTGAATTTACTGTTAATGCATATCTATTATCATAATTTCTAAATCCTTTAATTTGTGAATTACCAAATTCAAAACTTCTATCGCCTAAGGGAACATAATTAAACTCAAACACACTATTTATATTCGGAACATAATTAGTATTTATATATTGGTTTCCAGAACTCTCTATATAAGATACATAATCTACATTTATTTTATTTTTAACGTTATTAAATAATAATTTATGCGACATACTCAATCACCCCACCTAACCATTCTGTAGTATAAGTAAAAATAAATTCATATGTTTTATTGGCAGATATTGTCGGAGTATTTCCATTTTGCCATTTACACGAAGGTAATATAAGTGTTAAATCTGTTGTTGTCCCAAAAAATAAATGAATTTCAGTAAAAGAAGTAACTGTTGGTAATGTAATTTCAGTACCATCTACAACAGTAGCAGTTTGATATTTATCTGTTGTTAACGATAAAGTAGTACCTGATATATTAGTAGTTACTAAAGTATCACTACTTCCACCAGTACCATTTTCTCCTTTTGGAATACCTAAATTTAATAACGGATTTTCAGTTGTTCCAGTAATACTTGCAGTAGCATTGATTCCGCTATCTAGTGTAGTTACTGTTCCTATTTGTAAATTTGGAGTTGCTCCAGTATCTCCATTGTCTCCTTTCCATTGATACCAAGTATAAGAACGTGGATTTGTTGGAGAATCTGCATTTGTATCTACACACAAGCCTATATATGCGTTTGGTGTATCTGATATTTGTCCTGCTAACTGTGGGGCTCCTGTACTTGAGTATTTTATATGTAAATACTGACTTGTACCCCCACCACTTGATATAGGAAGTGTTATTCCGTTGCCTAATTTACTACCCTTTGAATTTACAAGTTGAAGTAAATTAGTAGCACTATCTAATGACAAATCAGTTGGTTGGTTGTTCGCAATATCTTTATATTGTGTACTATTTTTTTCTATTCCTTCTTCTATTTTATTTAATCTTTCGATACTGATTTTATCCCCTTTTACCCATGTAGTTTTAACATATTTTCCGTCATCATCTACTACGATTAATTGTTCATTTTCTTGTGTTGCTATTGCCAAATCTACCACCGCCTGATTAACAACATTTACATTTCCTGATAATGTTCCAATTGAAGTTGTACAAGGTCTTTCTTGAACATGAAATTGGCCTTTTATCTTAGGTATTGTTACTGCTCCTTCATTGTCATCAAATAAGTCAAATACTAAGTCAAAATCCCCTACCTCAACCTCTTCATCTATTAGATCTTCTGTTACTTTCAAATGAATCAAACCATCTTCTACTGGAGCTATAGCATTTGCAACTTCAACTCCATTAGGTTTTACAACTGTTACCGCTGCATAAATTGCATTTGAACTTTCTAACAAATCTTCATTTTCTTTTGAAAAGGTAAATCGAGCACCTTTTATAGAGAAATAATAATGTATATTTCTATTGCCTCTAAATAAGAAAATATCTTTATTTAATTTTGCTTTGTTATCATTTACTGATACTTCATAGTTATATTTAATAGGCAAGATAATCCCCTCCTTTAGTCTGTATAAGTTACTGTAGCTTTTATAACTCCTGTACATTTCATATAATGATCTTTATCGAAAGTATGTTTAAGTCCAAATCCTTTCATTGTTCCGTTTTTTATCGCATTCAATACTGCACTATCTGTTATTGTAACTGTTGTTGTTGCATTCATTGTAAGATTAGCAGTTTTGCTCCAACTTAAATAAGTAGGCTCACCACTTGGCCTACTTGAATGATTATGCATAACTATTTTAGCTTCATTATGGTAACTACTACCACCTGTTGTACGTTCTATTTTTAGAACGACCTTTGTTATAGTCTTGCCTTGTAATTTAGCAAAGTCATTTCCAAAGAACCATGCTCCTACACTGTTAGATGTCCATTTACCTTGAATGACTAGATTGTCTTGCGCCCAGTCACTCCAAGTATAACGATATGTATCTCCATAATCACTTGTAAACGTAACTGACTTGCTTGTTGTAGTTCCTGTATTAGTATTAGTTCCAGTTTCAGTCGTAGTGCTATCTACAGTAACTTTGTTGCTATCTTGTATTATTTGTGATGAATTATCGTGAACTAGTTGCCCGCTAGGAATAGAACCATCTTGAATGCATATTGTAGCACCATATATGGCTCTAGCAGCATAATTATTTGTTTTCCCATAATTCTTATACATAATAACTTTGCTGCCTCTAGCTTGCACTCCGTTTTGACTGCCTATTACTTTGCAGTTTTGCATTAACAATGTTGTTCCATGTTCAGCACCTATCGCATAATAACTATTTGACGTGGTTTGACCATACACATCTATGCTTCTAAGTGTAACAAAATTGCAATTCGAGAAATACATTCCGTAATAATATGTGTTACTACCTACCATATTAGAAGGCATTACAGAAGGTCTTTGACTATCTACTCCATCTGGAATACCAGTAACAGTAGTAGCTCCATATATGAATAATTTAGCAGTGCAATTATATCCAGCTATATTGCCGTTATAATTCTTCATATTCATATACAGATATATATCACCATTTGAAAATCCCTTCAAATTCAAGTTTTCGTTACATTCTTTGTCTAAAGTAATATAGATGCTATTACCATTAAGATTTTTTGGTAAAGCATCTAAAAACCCCTGTACAGTATAGAATTCCGCACCACTAATAATATCAGCTGTATCATCTCCATATGTTGATATATTTACAGATATATCATTTGTAAGCGAATTAATAATATCTTTACTAACAATTTTTCTAACAATAAGAGTATCAGCGGTCATATTACCTTGTGCATTAACTGCTCCATTGAAATTACCATTATTAGCAGTCATATTTCCGTTTTCATCTATAGAAAATCCGCCATTTATAGTGGTATAACCTTCTAACTTGATATTTTTAGCTTTAAACAAAATATCTGAATTTGCTATAGCCTGTAGGGCTGCATTAGTTAACGTTATACTTGAACTTGTAGAGCCGTCCATTACAATCCATTCAAATTGTTCTTTTGTTTGTGTAGCAACTGATTTTGCACCTTGTGCCACACTAAGTGCTTCCCACTCACTGCAATACTGTGGGTCTGTGAAGTTTACTGTATCGTCATCATAAAATATTTTGTAAGCACTCCATAAATATTTGCCTTCTTGATATGCAGGTACATAGGTTAACCAACCAGATACTGCAAATGTGGGAACTGTAGTCTTAGAAGTTGATACAAAATATATAGTTGTTATTTTTTTTACACCTACTCCTGTATCTCCTTTTATTTTTGCCCATGTATAACTTCCTATTGTTGTAGGATCATCTTTATTAAAATCTGTACATGTTCCTATATAAGCACCTACAGCTTCTCCATTGTTTGATGTAAATGTTTTACCTCCATCATTAGAATATTTAATGTGTAAGTAAGTAGTTCTACCGTCTCCATCTTTTCCAGGAATTCCTTGTTCTCCTTTTTCCCCCTGTAATCCTTGGAATCTGTACCATTCATATTTTGAAGGGTCATCACTATCTTGCTCTGTAAAATCTACATAAGTACCGATATACTCGCTTGGAGTTTCAGTCATTTGGCTACTAGAAGTCGGATTTTTTACAGAAGAATATTTTATATGGAAGTAAGAAGTTTTACCAGATTCTCCTGCTGGTCCTTGAATCCCTTGCTCTCCTTGAGGTCCCTGCAAACCTTGCAAACCTCGTGGTCCTTGAACACCAGCCATACAAACTGCATCTCCAGTTGAACTGTTCCCATTAGCTTTAGTATACACAGTTCTTATCCACAAATAACTACCTTCTGGAACATTAGTAGGCACTGTTGTGGACCATGTTCCTCCGAATTGTTCGGTTTTACTTGTAGAGATATAATACTCATTGTAAACTTTAGTAACTCCTTGTTTGATTTTGTCACTATTATCAACAACAGTAGTTTGTATTTTACCTACAGTCTGTTCTATTTGGGAATACTTATCTAATGCAGCCTGTGCCTTATCTTTTGCACTTGATGCTACACCAGATATTTCCCCAACTTGTGACGTAAATCCGTTCATATCCTGCTTAAGAGTTGAATATAATACTTTTAATTTAACTTTATTTCCTTCGGCATCTTCTATAAATCCATCAGATACGAGGGATTCTATTTTTCCATTTTGTTCATCTACTGTCAATTTTACTTGTTTGATTTCTGGAATTTTTTCTCCGTCAATATACAAATTTCCATCTTCGTCTAGATATAAAGTGTTTTTCTCTCCATTGTTTGTAAGAATATTTACTATACTATTTATATCTGCATCCAATTTATTATCATTTACAGCTTTAATTTGCTCTCTTAAATTCGCTTCTTTTTCATTTTCTAGTATTCTTTTAACATCATTGTAATTTTCCACATATGTAGCATGTGCTTTCTCTAAGTCATACTTATCATCTTGTGTTATTTTTCTGTTAGTGATTACTTTTTCAAGTAGATTTACAAGTTCATTATAACTAGAGGAGAAATTATCATGCTCTCTAGTTATAGTTTCTATATTGCTATTGCTCATAATAATCCCCTTTCTATAATTTCTTAGGTCTAGCACAGAATAATATTTTATCAGTTGTATTGTTTGTAATTCCTGTTATTCTAACTCCATTTGTAACTGTTGTAGATTCTATTATGTTTACTGACCCGCCATCTTCAGTTGGTCCAACTACAATGGCTACATGTGAGCAGTTCATATAACGACCATTTTCTCCGTTATCTCTATCAAAAAAAACGAGGTCTCCAGCTTTCAAGTTTGAATAATTGATTATATCAATATCATGTAGTACCCAGCCTTTTTTAACACAATATTCTGCTTGTTCTGCTGCTGTCCTTGGTAACATAAATGCCCAGCTAGTATCTGAATTTTTAACTAATTTCTTTAGTTTGTGATTGGCATAAGGACTTTTATCGTACGGTATATCCGCATAAACAAATATAGCCAAAGAGCTACAGTCAATATTAGCTTTTTTAGCAGTAGCATCATACCATTTATTTAAGTTTCCAGCCATATCATTAGGGAAACTGGTAGGCTCAGATTTAACAGCAAATGAATTATCTCCATATCGCAACCCAGTTCGATTTAGGTATGTTTTTGCAGTTTTTACAGCTTTTTCGCCACCAACAAATTTATAAGTTTTTGCATATCCTTCACTTTTATCTACGGAAACTGAGCCATAGTATTTATAGTCAATACTTGTATTTACATTAGCCATTATTATAATTTTATAACCTGTATTCGGTTTTGGAACTAGTTGGCCAGCTATACAATCTACACCTTCAAGATAACAAATTTTACTTTGTGTATAACTAATTTCATCTGCTGTAGTAAACACCATTCTAGCATAAAAACTTTTATCAACTTTATTTTTAAGTCTGAAAGTAAGAGACTTAATTGTTTTTTTCCAAGTATAAGTTTTTGTACTTTCTAATAATATATTTACTGTTTCACCTTCTCTTTTAGATGCATTACCATCATCCCCAGTGTCACCACCGCCAGTATCTCCTCCACCAGTGTTACTGCTATCATCCTTTTTCTTATAACCTATTGGAGTAGCCAGTAATTTTTCTTTTATTGCATTATAAAAAACACCAATACTGGAATCATCTTTAAATGTATAACCATCATTAGTGTAATTAGGATTTAATAAATTCGTATAAGTTTCTAATTTGCTAGATATATCTAATAAAAATACATTTTCTTCATTGTCACAGAATGTTTTAATTTCAGTGTTAAATGCATCTATAGAAGTATTTACAGTTGTATAATCTGCATAAGCAGTTCCAACATGTAATTCCTTTAATATGAAAATCGGTGTATTTCTATATTTTGTTTTTAAGATATTTGTAAGAGTTTTAATTCCTGTTATACCTTTTTCTGTTAGATCATTCAATCCAAAATGAACAAGTGCATAAGGTGATGAACTTGGATATGCTTTATCATCATCTTCAAATAGCCCCTCTACTTTATTTGACAAATTATTGTTGTCATCATAAAAATCATATGCATTTGCTTTTCTAACAGCTTTTATATACACTTCATTCATATCTGTCTTGTCGATCACAGGAGTGTCCTCTACATTATTGTTATCGGCTTCAGCTAAATCGTAAGGTCGTAAGCAGAATCCATATTTATATATGTCTGAGTAAACAGCCATATAACGAATTGCCTTTGGCCAATAATCCCATTGTCTAGCATGTGCAACCATATGTGTGCCGTCTACTTTACCACAATAAATTAACGTATGGTGTGTAAATTTATACGCCATAGCTTTTGCTCTAGTTAATGTAGTTGGACACTCCTTATTGCACATCATTATTATGTCCCCTGGGAGCATATTCTCTATTGTAGTTTTAGTTATCTTAAACATTGTATAACCACTTTTTCTCGTAGCATAGTCAACAAGTGTTCCTGCTGCACATAAGGAATCACTATGGAATATACTTTTTAATCCAGCTTCACCATAGCAACAAGTCACTAAAGAAGAGCAATCGTAACAAATAGGATTTTTTATTCCGTAAAAAGTGCCTTTTCTTTTGTTAGGCTTTTTAAAGTTCCAAGTACGATAACTTTGGTCATATGTTGCCAACTTATCTGTATGTTGTTGTACTATAGCTTTTGCCGTATCAACTATTATTTGTCTTATATCAGATGCACTTGTTTGACCTTTTGCTTTTGGAGTAGATGTACCAACTCCATAACCTAATTTATTACCCTGTGCATCCATATAATAAGGTAATTGGCCATTTACTACTTTATACCAACACAAATACAATTCTACGTTATTTGGTGTTCCTAATCCCTTTTGGTCTTTTAATTTCTGTCTATAAGCTGCAAAGTCAAATTTTAAGCTATCTAATTCCTCGTAAACTTTTAATTTTGTTTCGTTTGATTGAGAACTCAAATAATAAGAATCAACGAATGTATATCCGTATTTATCGCACACATACTTACTCACTATCCAGTTTAATGAACCTTGTCCCATATTGTTAGCTACTAATCCACCAAATATATTTCCGTGCGCATAATCAATAGCTTGACGTAGTTCCCAGCACCCAAATCTTATTTGATTTAAGATGTTTTTGTCGACTGTTATTCCATTAACTGTAGTAGTTCCACCTACCCCTGGTTTCATAGTATTATAAGAAGGTAGAAATTTATAAGTACTACCATCAAGATATTTTATGGTTTTTGTTTTGTTCCCCCACTCTTTGAAGTATGTACTTCTTTCACATTGCATTAGTCCGTAACCGCCATTACTACCTGTAGTACTATAAGGGTCACCTCTAGATTCTCCCATTATGACTGCATACACTAGGTTTGGATCTAATCCAAATTTTCTAGCATAATGTTCAACTATAAGATATAGTTTATATTTATTTCCTGTAGATGATAGCTCATTGAGATTCGCTTTATTTTGATATTTACCTATGTCATATTTCTCATATAATGCTAATGCTTCTGCATATATATCATTAGTTTTATCAGTAGTAGATACTGTCTTAGAAGTCTTTACTTGATAAAATCTATCATCTCCAAGCCATACTCCATTTTTATAAGAAGTTAAATAAATAGGGTCACCATCTTCACCTTCATCGGGAGGGTCTGGTTTTGGATTTATAATACTACTAATTTCATCGAATATTTTATCTATCTCTTCTTTTTCTAGACCCATTTTTTCAAGATATTCTCTTATTTTAGAAATGTCTTCATCTGTTAAAGAACCTACTCCTATATTACCTAAAAATTCCAGAACATCTTTTAGTAGATCATCTTTATTTAGACTTTTTATTTTACTTTTTACTTCTTTATAATTTGCTAATGTACATTTACTTTTATTTTCCCAATCTGTAAAAGATAGTTCTAACTCTGTTACCCTAGCTTGTAAACGTAAAGAAGGTATATAATCATCGTCTATTACATATACAGTATCACCTATATCAACATCATCAGAAAGTAATAATATACTTGTCTCATAATCAAGTTGAGGTTCTTTTCTTCGTTGAAGTTCTTTCCATGTTTCATTAAGTAAGTCAGATGCATTACTAGCATCACATTCATACACTCCTGTTATATAACTTCCATCATCATTATGAAAATATATGTGCGCATCTTCATCTGCTATAAAATCTTGATTTAAAGGTTTATCAGTAGGGTTTCCATTAGCTTTTAACCATTCTACATTTTTAAAATTAATTCCATTTTGACCATATCCAACTAATGCACTACAAAACTCTGTTAAATCTTCATTTTTCTTAACATCATCTAAATTTCTTGAATATTCAAATCTTGCATTTGTGATTTGTCCTCGTTGCTTATATACGTTTATATACTGTTTATAAACTTTGTTATTTTTTATATCTACAGTAAATTCAATTTCAATGTCATAAGTTTCTAAATTATCTTGGATTACTGTATAAATTGGAGTCGGTTTTTCAACCTTAACACTTTTAAAAGTCGTAATAGAAGGGTCTACATAACCTAATTCAAATGTAGAATCCTGTAAAAGTAAATGAAAGAATGTAGTAACATCGCCCTGTAATGTACTTTCTCTTACAATTTTATTTAAAAGTTCTAATCCTGCTGTTTCGCAATAGCATTTTTTTATAACTGCACCATTCGTATGTTGACTAGATGTATTCATTATTTGAAATAATTTATATTTATTTCTATATGAAAAAACAATAAAATTTCCCTTTTGTACACCTGTTGTTCTTTCATTTGCTATTGTAGAAAATTCAAAACTTTCAGCTCCAGTATTTAAATAGAGTTTAAAAGCATCATCAAAAAAAGGACTGCTTGGATTAGTCCCGTTATTTGATAATACATCTATTATTTTTTTTCTTCTGTTTAAAATGTATATCTCAGTTACTAATTCTTGCAACTAATCCAACCACCTTTCATTATAAATAATCGAACTTGTAATATTGGCATCACTAGATATTCTTAAATCAAAATCACCAGGAGGTATTTCGAAGAACTTACTTCCTATATCAACATGTTCCATATTTTTTACATTATTTATATAAACTTCATTATTGGCAAAATCAACTTTCAATTCGTCACCTTCTTTGAAAATTATTATATCTTGCTCTTCATCTTGATTAACTTCATTTAATTTAGTTATTACTAATCTATTAAATGTCATTGTATCAACAACATCTTTATCAGCATATTTTCCAAAGTAAACAACTATATGATTCAAATCGCCAGTAGGAAATTTATCACTTTTCATAACTTCACTTGGTAAAGTTTTTTCAATTTCGCCTTCAGAATTATATTTTATTACCTCTGCATACCATTCATTTTTTTCTCTTTTTATAGTGAAATGGCCTTTAAATTCATTCCAGTTACCATATTTACCACTTCTTAATGTTTTTGTACTTACGGTTAAACTATCATCTGAAACATTTGTAACTGTTGTTGTTTTAGCTTCAGGCACACTAAAATCTTTATCTTTTAAAAACTCTGTATTGCCAACTTGTACAAGTGGATATGTAGCTTCATACCATTCATTTTCATCACATAACATAACTTTAAATAACTTGTTACCAGCTTGATCTAATCCATAACATTCAACTATACCGATTTTATCTTCTGCAGTATCAACTTCTTGGTCTGTATCAATTTGTACTTTATCACCTTCAATAATGTAGTCTGTATAAACATAACCAGTTTTTCCTTTATATGTTGCTTTAGTCCATTTACCTTTACTAGCTGTAATTTTAGGATATACAATTATAGCAGTTCCCTTAGGAATTGTAGCTAGAAGTTTTGATTTTTTACTTCCAGATGCTCTTAAAGATGCTGCTTGCTTTGTATAATATGTTGATGTAGTAGTAGTTATTTTACTCAATCCAGTTGAAATTTTAACCCAGCCCGTTTTGCTATCATATGTAGTTTTTATCCAACCATTAGTAACTTCTTGTCCGTCTACCTCTAAAGGAGTTAAATATACACCTTTTTTAATACTTAATAAAGTTTTACTTTTAGATAGTCTCTTTTCTTTTAATTTCACAGTTGTGGCAGTTACTTTATATCTAGTTGTTTTTGTTTTATCTGTAGATCCAATTTCATTATATTTTAACTTACCTTTACTATCATGATAAAAATATATACTACATTCAAAATCAGTAACATTAGAAGGTAAATTATATCTTAGTGCAGGCCCATGCCAGTTATCTCCACTACCATAATCAGCTGCTTGTATACACCAACTAGTTCCACCGTCATTTGGTTGAATAGTACCAGTTATAGTTCTTTTTGCATCAACTTCACCTGTAACTGAAACAAAATTTTCGGTAGTTTCACAAGGTTCATAAACAATAGTAGTACTTTCTTCTTTTTTTGTTTTAATTAGTGAAGGGTATTGACCAATTAATATTGATTTTCCGTCTTGGCCATCAATTTGACAATAAGTAGCATTTCCATTAAAATCAACATTTATAATTGCTGGAGTACTTGTATTTCCTTCGTTAGAAACTGATAAAGTTTTTTCACCATTAAAAATTTTAGCATCTGGATTATAAGAAAAAGGTATAGGGCATATAAAAGACGTTTTTATTCTTCTTATGCCTTTCGTGATTTTTTCTTTTGAGAATTTGCCGTCTGGAATAGCTAAATAAATTCTTCCGTTATCATCTATAATCAATTCTTTTTCTTCTGTAACATCAAATACAGATGATATTGTATCAATAATATCTTTACAATCTTCTTCTGTATCTGCTTTTATATCAAAAGTAACAGTTATTTCTTTATAGTCATATTTGAAATCTTGATAATATCTACCAGATCGTGATGGAGGGTCTATAAAATCATTTTTTCTTTCTGACATAAGTGTTGTATCTATAGAAATTACATCTACAAACATTTCTAAATCGATGCCATCAAATTTAAACACTTGTTATCCCCTCCAATCTATTTTTTCTTTTTTCAATCTTTTTATTTTTTTGTTGAACAGGTTGAGCTATTATATCAACAACTTTTGTTTTATCCATATTAGCTTCAACTTGAATAGGTCTATCGTTTATACCTTCTATAGTTTCTTTTAATGTTTCTCCTAGCGAATTAGCTATTTCTTTTACTGTGTTATTACTCACACTATTTACAATTTTAAGATTACTATTACTACTAGCTTCTAATGAAAATTTAGTTGTTTCAGATTGAACAGCCATTTTCATTGCATTTTGCATTTCTGAAGTTACATCCCTAGCTACGGCATATACTTGTTCAGCTTTATTTTTCATACCAACAATTAAACCTTCGTCCATATATTCTCCATAATCAGTAGTAACTTTTGAAGGTGAATTTATTTTAGCAGTCTTTTTCATTTCTGCATTAACTTGATTAACAAGACTTCTTGCCGCACTAACTGCTCTTGCTGTACCGCTTTGAATACCTTGAGTAACACCGTTAGCCATTTGTTGACCGATTTCTCTTGATTGAGTTCTAGCAACATTTTTCATACTTATCATTTGTCTTGTAAAGTTATTTCTTGCTTCTCTTGATTGAGTAGTTATAACTCTTTTCATTGATATCATTTGAGATGTAACAGCATTTCTAGCAAGTGTAATCTGTGTTCTAGATACATTTCTAATTGATATCATTTGAGATGTAAGTTTATTCCTAGCCTCTGAAACTTGAGTTGATATAACATTCTTCATACTTATCATTTGAGATGTAACAACATTTCTAGCATTTGTAATTTGATTACGTATTATATTACTAATAGATAGAAATTGATTTCTTACTATATTAGACACATTTAAGCATTGATTTCTAGCTACGTTTGATATACTCACAAATTGATTTCTTGCTATATTTGCACATCCAACTAAACTCGTTCTTAAATTATTTTGTAATGATGTAAATGCTTGAGAAATCGAATTTGAAACACTTTGTGCTGTTGTCTGTAAAGCTGTTAATTGTGTTTGTAATGCTTTTATTTCGTTAGCATCCATACTAGAAAGTTTAGTATTTATTTTATTACTATTGGAATCTTTATTAGTGTTAAGAGGTTTTTCATCACCAGTCTTTTCATCTGCATAAGATTCACCAGTAAACCATCCCACTATACTTTTTATTAATCCAGTTCCACCTTTGCTAAAATCAGGTTTAGAATTAGTAAGCCAACTTGTTACTGCTTGCCAAAGTTCAGATGCTCTACCAGTAAATCTATCAGTTAAATTTTCAATAAAACTATCAATAAAAATATCTGCAAAACTACCAGTTAAGGATTTTATTTGTTCGCTTCCTTCTATCCATGTATTCATTACTGATGCAACTGCTTCTAAAGCATCATGTATATTGTCTGAATTGTTTTTTATTCCATCTCTTAAAGCATCTAAAATAACTTTACCAGCTTCTTCTATCTCTGGAGCAACATCTTTTACAAATTCTGAAATTTGTTTAATAGCACTTGAAATACCTTCTCTTATATCTCCTTTGCTTTTTATAATTCCTTGACAAATTTGATGTATAATTTCTTTGCCGATAGCTAATACTCTACTTAATCCGCCTTGAGTTATAAAAGTATTAATTCCACTAAAAGCTTGTTGAATCGCTCCTGATATATCTGCATTTCTTATATATCCAAGCATATTGTCTAATGCTTTTTTAAAATTATCAAATGTATATAAAACTTGGCCATCCTCTGTAGTGCCTTCTTTATTTCCACTTCTCCAAACACTGAAAAACTCAGCTAATTTTTCAGAAGTAGATTGAATAGCAGGTTTTAAAAATTCAAATCCTTGTATAGCAACATCTTGTAAAGCAGATGATAAAATTAATAATTTGTTTTTAGTTGTTTCATCCATAGCTTGTGCCATTTTTTCAGATAATCCAGTTACTAAATTTAAATTATCACAATATAATTTGAATTGTTCATCAGATAAACCACATATTTCATTTATCTCATCTAAGGAATCAGATAAACCTAAATTTGTTAAAATTTGTTCTCTAGTTGATTTATCCATATCTCCAAATTTTTCTCTTAATTGAGTTAAATTTGCAATTAAATCTATTTGGCCAGTAGAAGCACTTTTAGCAGACAGGCCATACTCTTTTAACACTTGATTAGCTTCCTTAAGTGACATATCTGGATTTAACTTATCTATTATTTCTTGTTTAGAAACAACATCTTTTAAACCTTTAGCATTGTCTACTATTCCTTTTGTATTCTCATTGATCATGTCACAAGTAGCACTATAGTCAAAAGCGTCATCATTAATTTCTTTATAAGTTAGTCCTAGTTCTTTAAATTGCTTTTTCTGAGCATTTGTGGGATTTCTCATTGCATCTAATACACCAAACAAGTCTTCAACATTTTTTGATGTTACTTTTGCATCAGACCCTAATACTTGTAAAGCTAAAGCCATATCCTGTGTAGTCATGTTAAATGCAGCACCTAAATATTCTGTTTGACTTAAAACTTCTTTTAAGTTATCTATTCTTTTACTACATTCTTCTCCAGTAACTCCTGCTTCTCCTAAATTTTGATTCCAATAAGAAACTGTTTGAGTAGAGTTTTGTACACTATCAGTTAAACTATCATATGCATCATCTGTAGCATTAACAATTGATAGTAAACCTGTCATACCTGTTTTACCAGCTAAGTCCTTACATGCGGCCGCTTGTTCAACCAAAGGTAATGATTTTAAACTGCTTCTTAAATTTCTTAATGTTTTATCTAAATCAACGGACCCATCTTTTGCAGTTAAAAGCTCTATTCCATATTTCTCCATGGCCTTTGCTACAGTATCGGTAGGCGCACTTAAATTTGCCAACAATGTTCTCATTGCAGTCCCTGCACGACTACCTTTTACTGATGAATTCGCCATTAGGCCGATAGCTACAGATAAATCATCCATAGATACACCCAAAGTACCTGCAACACTACCTGCATACTTCATCGTTTCACCCATTAATTCCACAGTAGTATTACTTCTAGTAATAGTTGCTGCCATATAATCGACGAAATTTGATGCTTGAGATGCGGACATATTCATTGCTGTAAGACCATCAGTGACGATATCACTAGCTGTGCCAAGCTGAGTGGCCCCAATTGTAGTTAAGTTTAAAACATCTTTAATTGATGCGAGTGACTCTTGAAGTGAAAATCCAGCATACCGATAGGTAAAACTTTGATATACTTTATGTATAATCTCCATCTTTTCCCCCGGTCCAAACCGTACGTGCGACTTTCATCGCATACGGCTTTCCATCGTAAAATTTTACGACTAGAGGCCTTCGCTCCTAATAGTTTTATCCTCCTTTATACATTACTGTATATAGTAACTATCGGCTATTAATCAACACTACTATGCCTCCTCTGACTTCTTCTATTTTCAACGATATAGCAATCTCCAATAGAAGACCTCCTAAGTTCCAATAAGATTATCCCTTTTTTTACTTCGACTTAGGTTTCCTCTGTATGTTATAAGCTATATATAACTGACTACTTTAATCATCATATATTTAGTAAAACTTTAAATGTAAACAAAGTACGAATGTTTACATTAACTTATAACACTTCAAACAAGGATTCGTCTCCTAACCATATCAAAGTTTTTAAAGATGACCACTCCATATAGTTATTTATATAACATAAGGCTTTGTCCTTACCGTACTTTATACAATTCGAGTGCTATCTCTTATGCATAACGGGGTATCATCAATATCACTTTAAAGTAGTTGTGATAGAAAGAAATTTCATCTTTCAATTCATCTTATTAGTTAAAGTTATAAATAACCTCTCAGCTTTTGTTCTCTATCTCAGAGCTTTTATATGCTGAAACTTAGCGTACCATACCCATGTATTGGAAAGCTTCACTTACCTCTGTACTGGTGTACCTAGTTGTTGCTCCATATTGTCTTGTTGTTTCTGTTAGAACTGCAATATCTTTTCCTGTAACACCCATAATTGCGGATACGCGGGCCATAGAACTTTCAAATTCAATAGCATCTGCCATTAAGGAACTGAAATCAAAATTAAAATCTGTAACTTGACTAAAACAATCTAAGATAGTACTTGTTGCATTTTGAACAATATCAACAATTGGTTGTAATTTTTCAGATATATTCTGCAAGTTTTCAAAGAAATTTTGTTTACTAGCATCATATAACTTTGAAAAAGCAGTTACCATTGTAGTTACTGCTGCAACAACTCCTGCTGCAACTGGGCCAACAATTCCACTTAATGCTTTAAAAGTATTTGAAAAAGTTCCAACAAGAGAACTCATCTCTCCGAACACTTTTCCAACTCCACCTAAATCAGCAAAAGCATTTTTAAGTTCATTCAACTGACCTTCGACTTGATCAGATTTTAATTCAACTTCTATAACAACTTTTCCATCCGCTGCCATACTCTCACCTCCTTTTAGGCATAAAAAAAGAACACCGAAGTGTTCTATAAATCAATTAATCTATTAAATCATAATGAGATTCAGATTTTCTAAGATAAGTATTATATTCATCTAAACAATGGCGATAACTTGTATCAAATTTATCTACTCTTTTACTTTGAAAATAAACATAATCGTTATATGCTTTCATAGATTTATTTAAATAATCAAAAGTTATAGCAAAATTATTTTGTTCATCTTTATAACTTTCTTTTAGATTAAGATTTCTTATTTCATTACTTAATCCTTTTGTATTATTAAATATTTTTTTTGATATCTTCCCGCTTATACCACTGTTTATTAACTCTATACTATCATCATAAAGTTTATGATATTTTGAAAAAAGTTTTAATGTTTCACTATCACTTAATACTTGATTTTCTTCAATATTAGAATTTTCTATAGCAACACTACTTTTTTTATTAGTTATTGCACTAATTGCAGCAATTATTATAGCAATACTTAAAAAAGCTATTATTACAATAAAAATGTTTTTCATATTGGACCCCGAGTTTCTTCTCATGCTATACTCCCCCCTATAATAATATTATAGTACAAAACATAACTATTGTCTTAATAATTCTCCAGGATCTTCACCTTTCAACAGCATTTCTGTTATTAATGCTTGTTTTTCCTTTTCCTCTAATGACTGAGGTAAAGCATAAAGTTTTTTCATTTTTCTATAGAAATTCTTTTGTTGTTTATCTTGTATCTCAGATAAATCAATACTTCTATATTCTAATATTTTTATGAATTTACAATCACTTGATAAAGAATTAAATAATGCTTTAAATTTCCACCAGTGTAATCCTTCAATATCTTGTAAATCAATGTGATAATCATGCATAAATGCACTATAAATGTAAAAATCATCATGTTCAAAGCTATAGATAATTTCATTTTTACTAGAGTTTTCGCTCTTTTCTGAATCTTCGTTAGTACTAATAATTTCTTTCCCACACTTATAAAATAATAACATTTCTTCAACAAATTGATTAATATTATTATTATTAATATATTTAATTGTATCTATTTCATAACCATAATATAGTTGTAGAGCCTCATCTGATTTTTCTTTTTCACTAATATTATTATTTAACATTAACTGTTCAAATAAAATAGAAGTGCGAAAATCCCAGTTAATTGGATATCGCACTCCTTCTATTTCAACTTCAATAGGTAAAAAATCGGTTAAAATACTTATACTCATTAGTTATATTTTTTCTTATTTCTTTCAATAGCTCTACGTTGTTGTCTATTAAGAGAAATTTCTTCCTCTCCGAATACTTCTTCAGAAATAGTAGTAACAGATTTTAATTCTGTTGCAAATGCTTTATCTTGTTCTAATTTAGCTTTTGATAATTCCTTTATAGCTGTAGTACATTTCATTAAATTGCATTTACCTGAAAAAATATCATAAGTTTTTTCCTCACCGAACAATTCTTCAAACAAGCCAATTATGCTTTCACAATATTTTCTAGCACTTTCAATAGGAAAATCTTTATCATCTTTAGCTACTTCTGATATTTTATTGTTTGTTTCTGAAAAAACTGATTCAAAAAATTCTTTTTCATCTAAATCTAAAAAATCAAATTCTAATTCCACACCTAATATATTAAATTTTGTATAATCGTTCATATTTTAACCTCCCTAATTTTAATTAATTTACAGTATTTTCTTTAGCAGTATTACTTTGAGTTGCTGCTTGAGTTGCTGTAAAAGTTTTTGTTGAAACATTAAAAGTACCTTGAACAACTTTTCCTATAGCATTTAAACTTCCTTCAACTTTTATTTTTTCGCCACCATCACCACTAAATTTAGAAACTTCGTTTGAAACTCTAAATTTTCTTGCTTGATAAGTTCCTTCACTTCCTGATACAGGATCATACATATCTACACGAACAAAATCTCTTTCTGCAGCTGTTCCAACTTCATGATTTCTACCAGTTGACCATAAATTTTTTATTCCTTTTTCATCTGGTATCATTTCAGAAACATATGGAAATTTTGTTTCATATTTTGTTACAGAAGTAGAAGATGTTTCATCATTTATATAACAAGTTGTATCAGTTTGTGCTCCAGGTTCTTCATCTAAACTTTCAAACCCATATCCTAGTAAAACATATTCTTCTGCTTCACTAGTACCTACATTTAAGTAGTCTGCAACATCTTTTCTCATTAATGCCATAATATTAACCTCCTTCTATACAATCCTTTTTTTATATACTAGTTTCATTTGAATAACATAGATTGCTTTATTCGCACTCATTTGCTCGACATATCCATGTGTTAATACTTTTATTTCTTCAGCTATAAGTGGATAATTTAACTCTGGTAAAATTCCTTCATTATTTTGAGTTTCTACCCACTCTGCTAATTTTTCATAAAAACTAATATTTTTTTCATTGTTATATGCTTCAACACTTTCTCTGCTAGTAAAATCAAAAATTAATTGCCTTTCTGTAGAACCATCAACATAAGTTTTTAAAATGGTTTCTGAAGGCGAACCATCTACTGAGTAAGTGCCTATTTCATCACCTATGTAATCAGCAGAAATAGGAGATTTATCGTCTATTAGAGGGCATTTTAAGAAAAATTCTATTATTTTATCTGTAATAGTTCTATTTTCTATTTCATTTAAATTAAGTGTCATTTACTTGCTTTCCCTCCTATTGTATTTGCAATTTCATTTACTATTGCATCTCCTTCATTAACCCACATACGATTTATCCATTGTTTACCTCTTTTGCCACCACGGTTTAAACCTTCTCTACCCATACCTCTGTTAGTATAGTAGTTAATAGCAGCATATGACTTTGTGCCACCATGATAACTAGCATATACAATACTTTTTTTGTTTTCTTGAGCAGTATTTTTTAAATCTCCTGATAAATAAGGTACGTATGGGTCGGCTTTTGTTCTTACTAGGTTTACGAGTTGTTTTTGCGCTCTATTTATTTTACTTTGATTTACAATTTTGTCATAGTCTATATTAACAGTAACTTTTGCTTTTAAAGTTGCCATTTTACTCACATCCTAGTTCAAAGTGTTTTGTTAATTCACACTTAGTAACATTGATGATTTTAACTACATCATCATAGTTTTTTTGAATATCATTAAACTCTTGAGAATTTGTAATTTCAATGTCATGTATTCCTTTTAAGAGAATATCTTCTCCTTCGTTGAATGTATAATAATTACTTTTATCTTCAAGTTTACTAAATTCTTTAGGACCTATGTAAGTTTTACCTTCATAAGTCCCATAATTTACAAAAACTAATATTTTATTATCTATATCCGCAGATGAACCGGTTGTCTTTAAAAATTTAACTCCTGTAGCTTGTTGCCAATCGATACCCGTTAAATAAGTTCGGTGATAAATGGGTTTTCGATTTTCATCTAAAGATATATTGAATAAAGTTGCACTGTCTTCGTTATATCCGAACACATTTACCACCTAACCTCTCAATTTAACTACTGCTACAGGTAAAAGTTCCTTGATCTCGTTAGTTATATCATAAGCACCGCTAGAACTAATACTTTCATCAAACGTAGTCTTCTTATTACCTTGAGAAATTGATTTGACACCTCTCACACTTGAATAATTAACTGCATTAGAAATTAAAAGAAACAGAGCAGGTTGATACTCTGTTTCTAATTGTTCAGCTGTTATAGTTCTATTAAGTCTATTCTTAAAATAAAGTAATAGCTTTTGAGTAGCAAGTTGTTTATGAATGACTAAACTTGATTCGCTTTCGTTAGGAAACTTTTCTTGTAATATAAAATCCAAGTTAGCCATTTAAAACAACTCCTATCCTTTAGAAATTATTCTCTAGAAATTACAATTAAAAAATTACCCTCTAGAAATTATCCTAGCTATAGGAATTGCTTTATGGTTGATATATTTTTTGCTTGAACCATCCATATTACTTACTAATTCCCAGTTAACTCCTTTTTCTAACTCGGCAGTAGTTGGTGATTCAGATTCCATAGATGATTTTGTAAAGCTTATACCATATGGTGCAAAACATTTTCTTTGTCTACTATATAAGGTATCTTGTCCACCATTTTTAGATGGATTTCTATCAGTTTCACTTGGAACTCTTACACCTGCATCTGTGTATTCTATAGCACCTTCACCTAAAACATATGTAGTATAAGAAGTATATGCAGGTAATTTTACTACATAATCATCATTAGCAGGAGTATATCCAGCAACAGTTGGAGTTACTTCAGCTTTATTTATTTGGGCTCCAGTAGCACTACTTGCAACTACTTTTAATGCACCTTCAACAGTTGAATCAACTTTCATATATTGTTCTGCTACTTCTTCAGTAGGCATTGAGTCGTCAATCACCACTAATCTACCATTTAATGTTGCTAATCCTAAATCTCTTTGAACACCGTTTTTATCAGTGTATTTTAAATAATTTAGTAAGTTTAAGTTTTCTAAATTAGTTGCTACAGCTGAATGCATTATAGCTAAAGAAAATTTAGATTTATTATCTCCTAATGCTCTTTGCATAGCAGTATTTAAAGTAGTTACGCCCATTGTATTTGCTTCTAACTCTTTAGTTATATCGGCAGTATGATTATCAACAAAAGGTTTATTTCCAGTACCAGTCATAGAGAAGATACCTTTTAATATTGATAAAATTGTATCTTGGTCTACTTCATCCCAGTAATCAACAACTTGTGCGGCTATATTTTCCATAAAATCTTCACCGCCAGTTATATCATAAGAGAAATCTCTTTCTGTCCATGCTTGAGATCTACCTACAACAACTCTTGAGTGCATATAAGTTTCTGTGTTTTGGGATGTTATATCAGTTTTACCATCATAATTTAAAGGAGTAGAACCACTTATTAAACCTTTAAGTGGAGTTACAACATAGTTTCCACCTACTTGGTCTGTCATTGCAGCTTTTAAATCATTTCTAGCTACTAAAGCTCTTGATTTTAATAATTCATTTTTTCTTAAGTTAGGCACTCTTTCAGTGTATTTATTAAATACTTCTGTATTAAATATTTTTTTATCAAATATACCAGGCATATAATTGCCCTCCCTTCTTATTCTTTATTAGCTGATGTTTGAACTCTAGACATTAAACTATCTATATTTACATCAGGATTTTCATTTGCTATTTTCATAGCCTCTTGCAAGGTAAGTGGTTTTTCTCCACTTCCTCCAGTACCTTCACCTTTTCCAGCACCAGGAGGATAATTACCTTGTTTTATATAAGTTTCTCTGTCTTTTTTAATTATGTTTTCTATTAAAGTATCGAATTTAGATAAATTATCATCAGATAATCTATCTTCTAATGAATCTGCAGTTAATAATTCAAGGATATCTGTATTCTTTTGATTTTCTTTTCTCCTTTTAGCAGTTTCATTAATTTTTTCTTGACGAGCAACTTTTTTATCCGCTTCTTGTTTTTCTCTTTCCATTTGAGCAACTTTTTCTTGTAAAGCAGCAATAACAGGATCTTCAATTTTATACAAATCAGGATATTTTTCTTCAATTACATCTCTGAATTGTTTTTCCCAAGTCCCTTTTTCTTTCATTGTTTTTATAACGGTATTTACATGTGTATCTTTTAAACTATCAAGATAAGCTATAAAATCAGCATTACTATCTGCTAATGTTTTAAAGTTTTCTAAAGTTAGTGCACTCGCTTTAATTTGCTTTTCAACATCAGTTCCTAACAATACTTCGTTTATGTTATCTTCATCGTCAAACTTTTCTACAAGTTTTAATAATTCACTTTTTTTCATATTAAATCTCCTTATCCCACTAACTCATAAATGAACCAGTGACATTTTTTAGTTTACCCTCGTTTCGGAGCATAAAAATAAGCCCTTTCGGACTTTATTATCTTGTTAATTTATATATTTCGGTCAATATTGTATCTGTGATATATTGGTCATGTACATAAGATTTTTGATTATACTCATTTATCTTATCGTTGTATAATTGAGCTAACTCAAACCAATCTACATTTTTACACTTTGCTTTGTTGAATATACTTGCTACTACTTGGCTTTTTACTTTATCCTTAGTGAAACTTTTATATTCGAAAGTATAATAATTTTCATTATCTTCAGATAAATAATAAGTAGCCCTATTTAATTTTAGTTTCTTTAAAGGTTTCTGTTTTGGTCTTTTTATTACTTTAACTTCTATAGCATCACTAGGTAATGATACAAAATCAAATAATTTTTCCATTTAATCATCCTTTATGTAATTTCTATTTATTTCCAAATGTATAAACTATCAAGGGACTTTTTACAAGTACCTTAGAATTGATTTTAGAGGGTTGAATTATGTAAACCTATCTTAAACCTTTTCTATAATCTCTCATTTTATTTATTAATCTATTTTTCTTCGGTATTCCTTTTAAATTATTAATAAATTCTACAAATTCTTTATAAGTATCATCTGAAAAACAAATATATTCTCTTGACTTTCCGAATAAACTTTCTGATTTTCTTAGATATCTTTCTCTGTATGATATTCTAGTATCCATTTATTTGCCTTCCTAACAACCTATTATATTTATTCCGTATGCTTTTGCTATTTCATATTCTATTTTACATCCTCTTGCTTTATCCCAACCTTCTCCGAGATATATCATATCTGCTTGAGATAATAATTGTATTGATTTACCTAAGTACCAAACTGGTATATGTTTATTAATTTCTCCAGGATAATCTTGTAAAAACGAATCTATAAATTCTATTTCTTCGTTTATTTTGGTTTCTATATCTTTTTTTATTTCACTTCTTTTTTCTAATATTTCTTCATCGGTTAATCCTCTCATTGGTTGAGATATAAATACTTTTTTCATTAACATTCTCCTATCATCTTATAACTATAAAATAACATTTACAGAAGTTATGCTGTGGTATTAAATCATAAGCTTCTTCAGCGGTTAAAATAGTACCATGCATACTTTCACAATCACTGCATGTTCTTTCTTCTAAAACTGAACAATACATAAATTTTTTATCTCTATTACAATAAATAAAGATATCATTTGCTATTCTACTAAGCTCAGATATCAATATTCCTCTTGCTCTTTTTCTACTCATCTTTTGTCTTTGTGTTAGCCATGATGCAATATTATATAAATTCTTCTTATTATAAGCTATTTTCAATCTTTTTTTAGTTCGATTGTTTATTTTAGCCATATTGCTTTGTATTCTTTGCTTATACGTTTTACTTTTGTATTTTCTATTTAATATTTTCTGTTTTTCTTCATTGTCTACAAAATATCCAAAATACTCTACAATTTCTTCAAACATTTCATCAAAGAAGTTATCTATTAAATCTTCAAGCCATTCATCTTCGTTATTAAGCATTGATAGAACTGCTATAACAAGAAATCTTTCAGCGCTTTTGTAATCTTTTGATGTCTTTTCTATTTGGTAAGCAAAATTAGCAGTTTCCATCAACTCTCTAATCTGCTTATCTGTTTTATTCATCTTTTTAAGATATTTTTCAAGTTCCTGTTCGGCCTGATTATATGCTTTTTCCATGAAACTTTTAGTTTCTTCAGCACTTCTATTCTTCGATGTTTGCTTCTGTGTGTTGGTGTTTATCGCCATACAATTCACCTAAACTTTCATCTTCAAATTGCTGATTTTCTTCCATTTCTTTTTTGACTTGTTCCCCTTCTTGATGTGGATTGGTTATAAATCCAAATAAAGTTCTTGCTGTTTGATTAGAGATTACTCCATCTGGAACTTGACTAAGCATTTGAGCAGTAGAAAGATTATCTTGTGGTATATTTGGAGTGTAAATAATCTTAATTCTTTTATAATTAAAATCTCCTTCTTTCTTCATGCTTAAATACTCACATATAAATCTAATTCTATTTTTAAGTATATTTTTATGAGATTTTATCAATGTTGTACATTTATTTTCAAGAGAGATCAATCTACTTCTAAGAGTTATACCACTTAGATTAGATTGTAGTTTTTCATTGTGATTTATGTGACAGCCAATTTGATAAATTAAATCTATGTATCTATCAATTGTATTTTGTACAAAAGTATCATTTATATCTTTAATTAACCATTCAACTTTACCATCTTTTCCAACTTCTAAAATCCCTTTTGCTTTCATTTCTTCTAAATCTTCATCCTTTTCAAATTGACAATTTTCTAGAACCATATAAGCATTTCTAAAATCAGAAATTTCATTACCCATATCTGAGAGATTTGTTTCTAATGCATCTTGTAATCCAGCAATATCTCTTGCTAAGCTATCTTTATAATCTTCTGTACTTATAACACCTACAGAAACAGGTACTCGTTTAAATTTGTTATTGTCTTTACTTCTTATTTCTTCGAAATTGTCATTAAAATGATATATAAAATCTTTTGTATATACATCAATATATTTAGGCCTTGCAGATATTATTTTGCCATTTACTTCTACATCTTCTTCAAATTCAGCATCAAAGAAATGAACAAAGAATAAAGTTTCTCCATTATAATCTCTATAAGCATACCCTTCAGTTGGTTTTATAATTTTAGCTGAGAAATTACCGTCTGCATCTATGTAATATAATTCATATATTCTTGTAAATAAATTTAAATAATTCATTAAATGTGCATCGTGGTTTTCATCCCAATCATAAAAAATGTCTTTCATTTTTTCAATAAGTTGCATTTCTTCATCAGAAGTACTTTCATAAGTTACGGGATTTCCTACGGTATAGCTAGTTTCTTCTTTAACGAATTTCTTTATGAAATTAGTATTAATTTTTAAGTTAGATCTGGAGGTTATCATTTTATATTCTCTTAAAGCTTTACTTTCACCACAATAATATTCATATATTCGGTCATATTCCATTACTTTCGAAATATAATCCATGTATGAATACCTTACAAGATCTAAATTTTCAGGTATGTCTAAATTATTAAACACATTACCTATCTTGGCTAGATTAAAGACTAAACTATTAAGACTACTCATTTCCTCCCTCCTTTCCTATTTACATATTTATTTTTACTCTTACTTTTTTTAACTTCTATTAATTCTTCAATAAATTTGATATATTTTTCATCATTTGAAACTCTTGCATGACTTTTAAGCACATACAAGTTATTTGTTTTAGGTTTTCTTTTGTAAATTACATTTTTTATTACTATTTCTGCAATAGTTCTAGAATTTAAATGAGAGTGTCCATTTTCCCACTCTTTTTTCGTATTATATATAATAAATCCAATCTTTTTATTGCTTTTAACTTTCAATATAATAAATTCTTTATTTTGGTATATTTTTTCCGACTCGGTATAATTTGTCTTATTCCAGTTCGGTTTTTCTTTCATTAAACTTTCAGATTCCCATAACTCTTTAGGAACATCATAAACTTTTAAAACCTCATCAATAGGTTTATATTTTTTCATATTAAACACCTAGTTTTCGCCTATCCATAATTCTTATTATATTTTTTACTTCTATTTCAATTAACCTTCTAGATAACTCAGCTATTATATCTGGAGCATCATCATGAGGGCTATAAGCTGTACCTTGAAAGTCTAATATTTGTTGTGTAAAATCTTTATTATTGTTATTAAAAACTAATTGGCCATTGTTTACCTCTTCTATTATTGTTGAAATACGTTCATCTTTATTTTTTCTAGACATTTCATTAAGAATAATAATATTTCTACGTTTTAATTCATAATCTTTGTCAATCATTTCTGTAATAGTGGTAACATCGGCCCCTAAATATGTATTTTTTTCTATATATAGATGAGTTATATCTGTATATTCTTTTAAAAGGTCTATGACTGTTTGACAATACTGTTTATAACTCATTTTAGCTAATATCATTTTTCTTATATATTTAAAATCATTTTCTCCTAATGAACCTACAGCCATTGCAAAGAAGTCAGATCTTCTTGATTGTTCACCAGCAGGGTCCACACATAACATAGTTTTTAAGAATGTATGGTCCTCAATTTCTTCTTCTGCTTGAGTTCTTATAGCTTTGAACCATCTAACTCCTAGCGTGCTAGCATCATTCATTTTTTCTGACATAAATGATTTTCTATTAGTCCAATATTTAACTGCTATATCACTAAAGAAATCCCATTTTTCTTCCCATAGTAATGGATATTTCATTTCATCTATATGTTTTTCATAAAATTTTCTAGCCTGTATTTGAGGATCTTCTATTTTATCATCAAAATAAATTTTCTTACATTCAAGCCATAAATCACTTTCAAATATATCATCTATTGTTTGGCCATCTTCTAATAAAACAGCCCTATTAATAATAGTATGATAATCTCTATTTCTGCTAAGTTTACTTATTAAGCAATCAATGTGTAAAACTGTTCCTATACTTACAAACTTAGTTGCTGCTTTAACTTTTTTACCTTTTCTAAATACTGCAGTATCTCCAACTTCCTCTACTTCTTTACACCATCTATTCCATTTCTTTTCTCTAGCATCTTCAGTTATAACATCAACTTCGGATTGATAGTCATCGGCAATAACTACCGTGGGTCTTACACCTCCCCAGTTAGCACCACGGACAGAAGTAGTTGAACCTACTGCTCTTATATATGTATCATTGGTAAACTCAATTTCGCCTGAATTAACCTTGTAATAATCTTTCGAATTAGGCTTTTTACCTTTTAAATCTATTAAGTTTCCAAATACATCTTTTATAAGCTCATTTTCTAGAAACTCTTTCTTTATAGAATTTAAGAATTGCTCGGCATCATCTGCAGTTTTGGCTCCTAATAGAGTAAACTTTGATTTTTTATAGCAATGTAACCATATTGCAAGTGTTTTATCGCATATGGTTGACTTAGCAAGTCCCCTAGGCTCTACTATATTAAGTTTATCGTATAAATCCTGTACAAAGGCCTCCGAAAGAACTCTCCATATTTTATAATGTTCTTCACATAATTCCCTTGCACTGTTGTTATCACTTGGCACGAAAGTTGTTCTAAGAAAATATAAACTAAAAAAAGTTATATCCTTTTCTCCAATTACCTTTGCAACTTCATTAGGAAGGTATTTTTTTCTGATATTATTTTGATTTTTAGGAAAATATTTTTTTAAATACTTATCAATCAAGTATATAGAGTATTTATTATCATCAGTAAACTCTATATCATCAAAATAAATCATCTAATCACTCCCTTCTGAATTTATTTACATAAAAAAAGAGCAGCCAATTAATAACTACTCTTTTGTATTTTTCTTTTTAACGATATTGTGAGACGTTTTTCCATTGATAAATTTATTCATAACCCCAAAATTTCTAGAGTTTTTATCTTTTTCAACATTTAAATAAGCTAATTCATATAATTTCATAGACATTCTCCCTTTAAATTTAATGGCTGGCTTAGTGAGATTCGAACTCACAACAAACCATGGTCCGTAGCCATGTGCTCTATCCGTTGAGCTATAAGCCAATATCTATTAGAAGGCTTGAGATTAGAGCCTTCTGTAGACACCTTTCGCAGCATTATTTATTCTCTGCTTATCCACGCACCTAATACGTATTGTCCATGACTGGTTGTATTTTTATAGTGCCACAAAACCCTAACACGAGGCACTCTACTATAGTACTACTCAACACTTCGTATTCTGTCTGCCTTGCGAGCAACAAAGGTTTGCAAAACCACCATGCAACTTCATGTTAAACGATTCACCCTTGGGAGGTGTTACGCACTAGATTATATCATGCAAGGATATTCTAGTATTAAGCCACTTTCATACTATAAGGGAACAGACTTTTCCTTTTATTGTTTTGTTATCATAGACAATTTATCATCCAAAATTAATATTCTCTATGCCTGTATAAATCTGAATTAAATTTGACAGACGTTGTGCTGTTCCTGAAGATTCGTTTCCTTTTGAGACACGAAATACTTCACAACATCAGTGTGTTTCATTGAATTCTTACTCCACGTTGTTAATACATACTCCAGCCCTTTCACTGTTTCACTATTAACAATGGTTAGTGCCCTTTGTTATCAGCATCGGACTATATAACCTTCTGATTATGTCTCGCTACATGACCAATTTGGCGTGAGGTAAATTATTCAGTGCCACCTGAAAATCTTCGATATACGGTTCGCCTTTTCGAAGACTGTCCCTCTTGGGTTACGTAGTTATCTCCACTACTATCAATTCATGAAGACGTTGGACATTCAGTTCTGCTTAGATGGACTAGTTTAACTAGCGGCATGTAGTCAGCATGCCTTTACACTGCTCACACAATGCTATCCTAAAGATACTAAGCTACCTAAAATAGATTTAGATTTATTTTTTAAAACACATACATGGCTGGGCGTAATAGATTCGAACTATTATTCCAGGAATCAAAATCCTGTGTCCTACCTTTGAACGAACACCCAATATTTAACTGATAATTATATTCTAATCTCCCAACAATATTTTTTCAATCGGAACATATTCCTAATAAAAAAAGCCAGATTTCTCTGACTTTTAAAATGTATTATTATTTATTTTCTTATTGATATTCTTTCATTCTTCTAATTAGTGTAGCTTTGCTTATTCCTGTTACTTCTGTAACTTGCTTATAACTCATGCCACTTTGCTTTAGATCAATGGCATGCTTAATTTGTTTGTTTGAATACTTTTGCGGTCTACCTTCCGTAAAATCTTCTCTTTGTCTAGCTATTGCCTTGCCTTCTTTTGTTCTTTCAACTATCATGTCTCTTTCAAATTCAGCAAAACTTAGGAATATATTTCTTATAAGTTTACCTGTTGGAGTTGTATCCATAAGGCCTATATTAAGAATATGGACCTTAACACCTTTTTCTAATAGTGAATCTATTAGCTTAATCCCGTTTGATGCACTTCTTGAAAATCTATCTAGTTTTGTTACTACTAAAGTGTCACCTTCTTTTAAGAAGTCTAATAACTTATTAAATTCTGGTCTATCTGTTTTTAATCCACTACAAACATCTAAAAATATTTCTGTACAACCTTCATTCAATAATAATTTCTTTTGACCTTCTAGTGAATTACTATCTTTCTTTTGTGAATAAGTGTTAACTCTTGCATATCCATATTTCATATTTGAAACCCCCTATAATTATCTTTAAAATATTATATTACTTTTTCATATGATTCTCTTTGTTTATTTTCATATTCTTTTACAAGTTTATAGAAAGTATTTCTTTTTAGTCCTAACATTTCCATAGCTTTTGCTCCAGTAAACTCTCTGTTTTTCCATTTAGGATAAACTTCATCCCAATTACTTGGAAAGTCTATTTTCTTTCTGCCTTTATAAGCGCCTTTTTCTTTAGCTATAGCTATACCTTCTCTTTGTCTTTCTAGTGTATTAGTTCTTTCAAATTCATATATAGCACCTAACATAGTTAACATTAATTTTCCTTGTGGTGTAGATGAATCTATATTTTCTTTACTACTAACAAGATTAATACCTCTAGAATTTAAATTTTCGACTAGATCTAATAAATCTTTTGTACTTCTAGCAAGTCTTGAAAAGTCATGCACTATTATTGTGTCCCCTTCTCTAGCAAATTCTAACATTGCTTGTAACTCAGGTCTGTTTGTATCTTTAGCGCTTACTTTTTCTTGAAATATTTTCTCTACTTTGTATTTCTCCATTGTAACTAATTGTCTGTCTTCATGTTGTTCCACTGTACTTACTCTTACATATCCTATTATCATATACTTATACTCCTTTCAACTTTTGAAAAATTATACTGGATTTTTATGGCGCTTGGCGCACGTAAAAAAAATAAAAATTTTTAGAAGGTACCCCCTCGGCCCCTCCTTTGATAATATAAGTATACGATAATGTTTGTTTGAAGTCAACTTATGCAAACACTTGTTTATAAACATTGTATTTAATTTCAAACAAACAAAGTTACAAGTGATTTTATTTGTTTTTTTAAAGTATATCCTAAACAAATATATGTTCATAGTTACTTTAGTATCTTGTATAGGTTTACTATCTACCCTCTTGCCTTGCACTCCCTATATAGCCTTATAACAAGTCTATTCTTTGTCACTATGTTAGTATATTGTTACTATATATAATCGTGTTACGTTCTTTGCTATAGCTTTTATCAAGGTTGAGTTATGTTTCGATTGTTTTAACCGCCTTTACTTCACATGGACGGACCGCGATAAGCGCCTTTATGTAATCCCCTATGAGATATCACTTTCTCTTATATCAACTACTTTACTTTCTATCTCTACAACATCATCAGGAGCATTTAAATCTTCCCATGAAAGTTCTTCTTTAGCTTTTTCTTCTATTTTAGGAGCAGTAATTTCTCTTGTTTCCACTTTTGAAACTGGAGTTCCGACAAGTCTATTAAGTAAGTATATGCTTGCATCTAGCTTAACTTTATCACTCTTAGAGTTTCTAGATAAATCATAAATGCTTTTTAAAATTCCATTTGCAAATCTTGCAATCCTTCTATCTACATCATCTTTAACCATTGCATATTGTCTATCCATTTCATCTCTAAATTGAGGTAGCTTTTTCCATCTTAAGACTGTTCTTTCAGATACTTTAATAGTTTCTGCTACTTCTTTATTAGTTGCTCCATATACTAACATTTCAATAGCTTTTATTTGTTCTTCTGTAAAACAAGTTCTTTCTTTCCCTGCCATAATCAATTACCCTCCTTCCTTTTTATTTCTTCTCTTAAGTGATAATATAAAATTTTATGGACCATTGAAGGTGATTCTTTTCTATCACATGCAATAATATGAAGATTATCGAATTTGGCCATTAATGAAATTACCATAGCCGCGCTAGCGTTAGGATGAACATGGCTTATATATTCACCTTTTAAAAGTTTGATATAATAATCCTTGTCTTGTATAAGCAAGAATAATTTAACTCCTGCTTCTTTTGCTCTTTTTAGTTCCCTTATAAAACGGTTATCTTTATTTTCGTCTTTTACTGGATCCATTAAGTTTCCTAGCAGTTCATCTAATCCTGCTTTTCTTTCTATTAAAATATTAGGTATATATTCTTTTTGATATCTAATAGCATAATCTCCAGTATTTAGTTTTTCTCTAGTGGCCTGTATTCCATTTTTTATAAGAGTATCTTGGATTAATGTATCTTGTTCCCTTGTATCGCATATAATTTCGTAATCTTCATTTTTTATTTTCATATTATCCCCTTCTATAAGCTAAACATATTGAATTTGCAACATTTATAGAGGTTTATGCCGTAGGCAATTAAGAGAAATTCTGTTCTGTATATAATATATAAGAGTTAAGCACCTTTAAAAGTCTTATAATTATTAGAAAATCAATATTTTGAAGGTTTTTTATACTATCGGTTCGAGTTAGGTTTTTGGATTAATTTTGTCGGTTCGAGCTGGGTTTTTTATAATACTTATAAGCATAAAAAAATAAGGGTTAACTAATTTCCCTTATTTAAAAAAACAATAATTTATTATTTCTCTTATTTCTTCTGTATTGTTTCCTCCCCAAATTACGAGAGGATTTATTATATAATAATCTTTTGTTTTTTCTCCTGCATATACTTTTGAGTATGCAAATAAATAATATTTATGCCCATCTACCTTTATATGAAATTTTCTTAAACTGTCTCTAAAAAGATACATTGAATTTTGTTTTGTACTTAATCCTAACAACTCACAAATATCTTTTAGACTTAATTTATCTAGCCTTCCAATATCAACTTCCAAAGGATTTTTACATAATATATTTAATTTCCAATTTGCATAAGGTATTAATTGAAATACATAGGATAAAGTTTTATGCTGCCTAATTGTAGTATGTTCATACAAATATCTAGTTGTATTAATCATTATTCTTACATACTCTTTATTTTTATAAAAATTTTCACCTTTACTAAAATACTTAGGATTTAGATAAAACTTTTCTTCTACTTCAAAAATAAGATTGTGTTTTTTCATATCACTTAAAAAAGCTAAAAAAGCATCTCTTTTTAATCCTAGTTTTTGTTGAATCTCTTTCTTTGTCATATGTTCTACTTTATTATTTTTTTTATGTAATATAAGCAAATTTTCTTTTCTGTCATTATAATCAATATATGTAGCTAAATAAATTATTCTTGCTATATTAGCTCTGTCAATATCCAAATCGTAGAAAAGTAACTTTTTATTTACATAAAACATATGAACAAAGCCTCCTTGCTTGTTGCAATACTTCTTTAAATCATTTTTTCTATTAATTAATCTTTTCTGTTTCGGAGTTAATTTTTTAGATTGTTTCTGAATAACTAACTCTTCATCATTTTCTATTTTAAAATTATCTAGGAGATCTTCTGTTTCTGAGTTTACTATTAAAACATCTTTCATTTCACATATCTCCTTTTTCAAAATAAAAAGACAGTCCTGAAAAGACTGCCTTTACTTTGATACAATTAATGCATCTTAATATAATTATAACATACTTTTTTAAAGTTTTAAATGAATTTTAAATACAATTATTTTTTATCAAAATTAACTAATTCAATTTCTGCTTCTTCTAGTATTTCACTTGATAATTCATCAGGATAATCTCCTAAATAAACTATTTTTTCGGGTATTGAAGTTTTAGAGTGGTATAGTTTAATATCTAACCAACTCTAAACTCCTACCTAATATGTGGTTTATAAAACATTTTCAAAAAATTCTTGATTTAATTTATCATACAATTTTTCTAAAGTTTCTAATTCTATTTGCTTATCTTGAAAATCTTTTAATGAACCATGTTTATGAGAATAACCACATTCATCGTTAACTCTTTCTATCTCTAATTCTATAAAACTCATTATATTTGAATCATTCATATTGTCCTCCTATAATATAAGTTTAAAATCATCTAAATCAACTTCAAAGCCTTCTAGTTCAATACTTCTAGGTTTATCAATTAAATCAGGTGTCATAAAGAATGAAGTCATCTTCATATCCTTAGTAAATTTAGGTCTTTTAGTAGCATTTGTACCATATAACACTTTAGCTCTTAGTACTTCATAACTATAACCTTTGCCAGCCTTTTCAACACTTTTAATAACGTTATTTATAGACTCTGTATAAGCGTTTGTATAAGACTGTAAGAAATAATTGAATATTTCATGCTTATTATTGTTGTAAGTTCTTTGAAGGTCTTTAAAAGCTTTAAAATCATCTGGTATTCTACATTCCCATTCATAGTATCTTTGAAACGCTTCATATCTATCTTCTGATGTATAAATATCTCTCATTGTTTCTTTTAACCAATATGCTACACCAAGCTCTGGGAACTCCTCAAACCAAGTATCTCTAAGTATTATGTCTTTCTCTTTTAGGTCTTCTTTATTTTTTAATAATACCCATCTATCATTTGTTAAAATTCCTTTCCTATCATTAGGCAAATTAGATTTAACTTGTTTTCTAACAGTATCTAAAGCTCTTTGAGCATATTGGATAACGTGAAATTTATCAACTACTACAGTAGCACTAGGTATTAATTCTCTACAAGCATATCTATAACCACTCCACATATCTATTGTAACTACTTCTATATCCTTATAACCTTCCATGCTCTGAATTGTATTTTTAACAGTTTTTTTAAGATTGTCTTCGGTTATTTCAAGTAATTTATTATTTTCTGTGTCTGTGAATACACCTCTCATTTTCTTATTTAAATGAGCCTCATCTATTCCTAATACTCTAGGTGCTTTTATAATTCTACCTGCATCTAATCTAGCTATTTCTTCTTTAAAATATTTTCTTACTGAAGTATGAGATAGTCCGCAATCATATCCTACTTCTAAAAATGGCTTCCTAAGGCTTTGTTGTTGAATATATTGCTTTAGTCTAAGAGTAACTTTATCATTTCTCTCAATGCTGTAGAAAGGCTGGTAAAAGGTTTTACCACAACAAGGACATTTATATCTACTATGTTTTAAAACTAATATAACTGGTTTTCCATGAATAGGTATATCTTGAATTTCTCTTTCCTTACTACTATGTATCGTAAATTTCCTTGTATCCCCCATAACAGGTGCTTCATCCCATAAACATTGGGTACATACTATTGGTCTTTCTTTTGCTACGATTGTAAACTTATAATAATATTCATTTTCTTCTTTTTTAATTACTTCAAATTCTGGTAAATTTAACATTCTCCCACCTCTTTATTTAAAATATTACTAGATTGTAACAAATTTCAAGGTGGGTGTAAATAGATTTTTATGAAATGTTTTCAATTCTATTTTTAGCTATATTGAAATAGTTTTCATCTAATTCTATTCCTACAAATCTTCTATTAGTATTTAAACAAGCAACACCTGTACTACCACTACCCATTGTAAAATCTAATACTAAATCTCCTTCATTAGTATATGTTTTAATAAGATATTCTAATAAATCTACTGGTTTTTGAGTGGGATGGGGAGTTTTTTCTTTACTTCTATTAAACACTGTTTTATAAATTAAAATATTTTTAGGGTACTTTAATTTATTATCATTTCTGTTTCCAGATTTCCCCCATTTTCTATCATCTACTTCTGTTCCAATTGTATATACTGATTTTTTACTTAATTTTTTTAATTCTTCTTCAGTTCTTTTAATCATTTGTGGATTATAAACACATTGTTTTTTATAAAATACAGATATATTTTCTACAGCTTTCATAGGTTGTCTTTTAGCAACTAAAGCACCGCTAGGTTTATTTTTATTCCAATACCAATCATATTTATAATTTTTAATATTACTTATTCTTAAAGCACTGCTAAATGGTTCTGTTCCAAATAAACATATAGCACCATTGGGTTTTATTAATTTATTTAACCTTTGCCACATTTCATCAAATGGGATAACTATATCCCATTTGCAAGCAGTAGTTCCGTAA